AGGGCCACCGGATAGCGCGTCGCCTCTTCGGACAATGCCACCCAAGCAAACCCAAACGGTGACAGGATCGACCCTGAGACGCCACCAAGCGCTGCCAGAGAGCCATTGATGAGCCATGCCTTACGGATGTACGAAGCATCAAACAGGATACGCAATTCACGATGCGAATTAGCCCCTACCCGCTCAATCGCCCGACGGTGCTCAAGTCTCAGTTTCCGGAGAATCTGACCACAGTGGTAAGTTTTTGCCTCGATGATCTCGAACTTCATTTTCTGGCCTGTTGCTGCTGTTTCGGCGCCGCCGTCGATGAATTATCGCCAGGGTAGACCTCCGGAACGAACGCCAGTATCTGGAGAGGCAATGGCAAATTCTGCTCTACGCAGACTTGCCCGTGAGTGTTGAAACCGCCAGACACCGGAATTCGGATATCACCGGTCCAAAGAGGCGTAGCCGTTGCGTTGTAGGCCTTCTTTGCCGCAGCCTTGCTCGGCTGAGCCGTAAGATCAACATTCGTCACGTTCCACGTCAAGGCAACCTGTATCGGACTTTGTATCGAACCGTCCGGCTGGTTAGACCCCATCATAAACGAACCAGAAGCTTCGATGCGCGCCGTGACTTCGCCAATCTTCTTTCTTTGCCCTTGAACAGTAGGCTCTCCGGCGTCGAGATAGACCGATTGGAGTTGAGGCTTGAACGCGAGGCCAAGCGTGATCGAGCTGGCAGGATTCGGTAATGTGACGGACCCTTGAGCATTCACCGTAAGAGGGCCGACAGGAACGCCATCCGCTAGTCCTACCAATGGCAGGCCAGCCAACGGCCGTAACCCGCTTACCGTAGTTATCGGAGTCGTCATCGTCCAATTGCCCGCGGTCGCGACCTGAGGCGTGTTGCTGCCGTTCTGGATGACTTGAGTGACCGGAACCGAAATATTGGCCGTGACGTGCTGGCTATCGGTGAAAGCCACGATGGTTGCGATCCCGCCGCCCATCCTGAGCACTTGGCCTACGTTGCCAGCCGAGAACACCGGCGCCGAGGCAGAAAACGTGGCGTTATTATTGAGCGTTAAGGTCGCCGATGCCCCGCTACCGCCAGCACTCCCAGCCGGATCACTAATGACTAGTTGTGGGTTCACATAATTTTGGTTAGGCGGGAAAGTGATATTCGTTATTGCCCCGCCGACGATCGTCAAAGTCGGGACCGCGCCCGTCCCCTGTCCTTTACCGTTGTCGTCCACCACGGACGCCGTTGTTGCTGCAGAGTATCCTTTGCCGCCGACTAGATTGGTGAATCCAGTAACCTGTCCAGCGCCAGTTGCCGAGGAGGCGGTTAGTGTCGCGCTCGGTGTCGGCTGACCAAGACTAAACCCGCAATCAACACACCAGCAATTCTCAACCGTATCCCAAATCCGGTCATCCTGACGCTCGATAAAGAATGTACGCAGGCCGTTAGAATACGTCGGAGGGAAACGCTCGGTCGCAACATAAAGCGCATCGACAGGAGGTTCGGTGACAGAACACACGCTCCAGAAAAGCCCATTCGTGTCGTGTCGGGCCCAACCCTGAATTTGCTGCGCCTTCATATAAGCAAGGCTTAGCAAAATCCCGTCCCCACGAACCGACCAGAGGGTTTTAAACGGCTGCTCGCACCACGCATGCTCACGAGTTTGGAACCCATAGAACAGATGCCACGAATTCAGCGTGATATAGTCGACCGTGTAATTGTTCGTGTAGATTTGATACGTCGCATCGAGATAGTCAGAATTCTTCGCCTGCACGTAGATTATGTCGGATTCAATCTTGATCGGCGGTACAGTGATCGATGACCCGATCGATGACTGAGGAACGGCGGACTGGCTCGACGGCGTAATCGGAGTTGGATTGAACGAACTGCTCCCCGCTCCATTGATCTGCCAAACCGAAAGACCGGTGAAGGCGACAAGCCCGCCAGGCATCGGCAAGAGCCATTGAATTCCATTGATCTCGACCGACCACGGAGTTCCGATGATTGCATCGCTGTCTAGCGTGGGAATCCTGAAATCGAAATTATTGAACGCGCCAGGCTGCGACATGAAATAGGTGTCTGGCTGGTTAAGCGTGTTGGCATAGGCCCGGCGTTGCTGGAAATAAGCGACCACCGAAGGATAGTTTCCAGACTGCGGACCAACCACAAGCGCGGCAGTAGCCGAACCGCCACCGGTCACGTTGACCGCTACCGTATCAGTCGGCTTGTAGTTTTGTCCCTCGTTCTGGACGATAATCGCGACAAGGGCCGACCCGACAATAACAGGCTGAAGGACCAGACCTGATCCAGTGTTGGTGGTAATCGTGAAAGTGACCGACGAAACCGTTCCCGTGCTGTTCGTCACATTAACTGCGGTGATCTGGCCGGGAGCAAACGGGTTCTTGTGCAGTGGCGGGACTTGGGTGAAATCAGCTACAATATTCGGATCGATAAATTGCGTTCCGTAGGCTGATCCGGCAAAGCCGAATAGAGATCCGGCCGGCGGTGGCGAGCCGATGCCTGGCAACGCCTTATAGACGTTGTATTGGTTTACCCCAGCCACTCCGGTCCATGTGACCGTAATCGTCCCCGCCGTCGATGCGATATTGACCGCCGAATCCACCTCGGCGATCGGCGAAGCCTGACTTTCGCTGCCATCTACCGGACTAACTGCCGTCACTACATACTGATAATCGACGCCGCCAGCCGAACTTGCAGCAGCCGATGCCGCCGGTGGCGCCGTTACCGTCGGGACGGCTATCGTGGTTGAGAATGTCCAATTGTTATCTGCAAGTCTAGTCAGGTCTTGTTGTTGATATTCCGTCGACGTCACCTGATTGACGCAGCAGATCGTCATCACGTCAGCAGACTGCGTGAATTTTAGATATTCCAAATCCTGTTCTGAATATGGAGTCTGTAGCGTGTAGATGCGAGATGCAGTCCCGCCAGAGACATAAGCAGGCAGCGCCGTGGCGTCGATGAAATTGCCGTATGGATCTGAGATCGTGAATGTCGTCGCCGTGACGCTGCCGATGACATAGCTTTGGTTATTGAGAGCCGTAGGACCGCCGATCCCAGCTAAAAAGACCCAATCAGCAGCACTCAAGGCAGATGGTGTTGCCCATACCACCGTAAAGGTCGCGCCAGCCCCAAGCCCGCTAGTTGAGGATTGGTTCGCTGGATTAGTCGGGATCGTGGTGTAAGCCCCAGGCGTTGTGACGTTGAGGCCGAGTGGACCAAACAAACCTCCATTGAATGTCGCACCAGTCCCGCTTCCTGTCGTCGATAGCTGACTAAAATTCCCCGCATTGTTGGCCGTGAAAACTCCGCCATTCGAAATGACGAACGTAGTAATCACACCCCCGCTCACGCCGGTCACGGTGAGAACTGGATTTTGATTAGCCGTCCCGCCGCTTGTCAGCGTGATCCGATCATTGACCGCATACCCCGTCCCACCGGATAAGAGTTTCAAAACTGCGAGAGTTAGAGTGGTGACCTGAAAAACCGCTGCGGTAGAAAAAACACCGCCAGCCAATGTGATGAGATCGCCGCGCTGATACGATGCTGATACCGCCCCATTATTGGCGGCCGCAGACGTCGCAGTTGAAAGCGACGTATAGGTGACCACCGCAGGATTGGTATTGCTTAGGCCGGTTACCTGGAATGGATTTTCAGTGACGAAAGCTCCGTTCTTGACGACGCGCATGTAGAAGTTGCCGAACTCGAGCACGAGGCCCTGGCTAATAGAAAACTGAAATGGGATAACGCGAGGAGGGAAATTGCGTCCTGTCTGCTTCGAGAAACCAGCAAAGGCAAACCCAGCTCGGCTATAGGCCCCCCCTTGAAAGTGTACGAAGAAATTGCGCATTGTGGATGTGCCGAGGCTAAACTTGGCAAAATCCACATGCCCCCATAATCCGGGGGCAATCTCACCCGCAATAAAACTCGACTTGATTACGGGAACTGCCACTTAGAAAACGCTCCCGTCCGCTAACGCGAGCGAGTCCCAACCTCCTCCAAATCCGCCTTCGCCCCATCCCTCGCCACCGAACCCACCTCCGCCAAACCCACCGCGGCCACCGAAGGCACCTCCACCGGCGCGCCTGAAATCCATCCAGTCTACGCGAATGTCTGACGTCGAAACGCCCTCGTTACCGTCAACGAGACGAGCCTGCTCAATCTTGCTCTTGGCTATCGCGATTTGCTGACCTCTGACCTGCATTCCGAATTTCTTGTCGACGGCAAGAGATACCGCAACTTCGCTGGCGATATAGGCGACTAAAGCTCCTCGGAATAGAACGTCCCACAAACTCGGGTAAATGATCCTCGCCGTGTAGACGCACTGAGCTTTCAGCACGTTGGTCAGAATAACTGTGCTGCCTTGCGGGCTAATGCCTTGGCTGTTGATGATATCTTGTCCAGGTTGTGACGGATAATTCGGATCAGTCGCGACAACGAACCTCGCTGGCCTGATCCGCTGGCCAATAGACGGCGATTGGCCCATTCCGGTGGTTAGCGGCACGGTCGGATTTACCGGTTGTATATTGCCAGTTGGCACAGGCGTCGCTTGTTGATGGTGGTGCATGATGAAGCGAACCTTCAGGCAATCCGGTTCGTAGGCATATTCATAGAGCCACGGACGCGGCACCTGCGTCCCAACATTTGGCGTCTGGCCAGTCGCGTCGGCTAACATCGTTAGGTGCATCGTCTTTCGGGCGAAGACCCAATTCGCAGAACGAAGCAATTGATCGCGGCATTGACCGTAAGCGCGCAAAATCTTTTGCGCTGGAATTGTACCTTCTTCTGGATCTGCGATAGTAAAGTCTACAGCAGCAGCATCCAAAATTTGATTAAATACGTCGGCAATTAAGTTCGACACGGCTCACCCCTGTTCCGTGTTGGCGATCTGCATCGCTTGGGCTTCATCGCTCTGCGCCATCTTAGCGCCTTCCATGCCGACGAGTGCTGCTGCCACGTACCGCTCAAGCTTGGCCGCCAATGCTGACGTAAAACCAACATCCCATTGGCTCGGGTCAGTCACTTGCCCTGTGTACACCAAAATAGCATTAGGCACATTACACAAGATAACGCGCTGAGGCGGCGTGAAGGCGTTATCATTATCAACGGAAAAAACCGAAGGCTGAGGATCCCAATTGATGTTGAAAAGCGGCACAGGTTTAACCGCTCGGACTTTGATACAGTCGACCGGATAAGAGTATTCGAATAAATAACCTGGGGGAGGATTGACAGTAGGATTCCATGTGTTCGGCGGAAAATATCCACCAACCGGAGCAGACTTCAGAAGCGTCAGCGATAGATTCCTTTCGGCAAATCCCCAATCATAAATATCGTTCCTAAGTAACTCATCGCGCGTCTGGGCATATAGATCGAGAAACTTCTGCGCTGCTTCTGAGCCATCGAACAGCGAAGCGATACGCGGACCTTTCCATCCCATGCGAACGAGAGCAATGTTAGCCAAATCAGCCGGGCTCTGCACAGAGGCGACCATCTTTAGTTACCTCTTGCTTCTGCGGATTGAGTAAACTGGCTAGCACTATCGAGATATGATTGTGCTGCATCAGGCTTTCCTGCCAAGGCCATCGACATGACGCTCGCTAGCAACCTAACCACCGCCTCGCGGAAACCTGGATCCCAAACGCTCTCACTCGGGTTATTGTTCATTACCGCGACGGCATTCTGCAAGTTGGTCTGGATAACTTTGGTCTGTACGTTATTAACCAGAGTGTTCGCCACCTGCCAGTTGATAGGCAAGGGATTGTTCTGATCAGTAAGCGCTGCAGCCTTTAATTGCCAAATTTGAATGGCGTTGGAAGGATAAATATATTCGTACAGGAATGGATCGGTCCCCGGATTGCCGCTTAATACAAGTGGGAATGTATTACGAGAGAAGTCCCACGCGAACTGTCGACCAATCGTCTGAACAACTGCGGTATAGAATTTTGCTCCTGCAACCCCAGCCGGAGAGCTATCGAATGTCGGCGCCTGTCCAGTTACCGGAGGTTGGTTGTCTCCGATATATTGGATTGC